TATCCAAGCCGCCGCGAATGTGTACAAACCAGTCAGAAATTTCAATGTGTTTATGAATGGAATGTTTTACCGATTACTGAACAATGGCCGCGTCGAGCGCACGACTCGAAATGGGGCCATCCAGACTCGGAGAGCCTGGAGCACCTTGCCAGCAGTCGAGCAGAATGCCCTGGCCAAAAAGATACTCCCGGCCAATTTACACAATGAATATAACACATTTCCAAAGGGCAATAGATACAATGCCCTTCGGGCCGTGGTGTACAACTCTCGGGCTAAAAAGGTGGCGAACAAAGAGGCCGAAAAGGCAAAGGCGAACAATAACCGCGCCAAGGCCAAGGCGGCCGAAAACGCCAAGGCCCTAGAGAACAACGAGGCCGAGAATCTGAATCTGGAATTCAACCTGCGACTCAATCGCGATCTTGGAAATGTTGTCAATTCCGGAAACTTGAGAGAATTTATGAATAATGTATACAAAAAACTTCCGGCCGGGGCCCGTGGAAAACCACTCAAGGCGACGGTCGAAGCGGCCTACAAGCGTTTCGTCCGCGAAAAGAAATCGCTCCGGAAAAACATTCCCGAAAAGAAGAGATACACATCCCGAATTCAAGTTCCAAATTACATTCCGGTAAACAAAGCGAATGAGTACAAGAAGCTCGTCACCAATCTTGCATTTGGTTCGAGTAAATTTAATAAATCGACGATAAAGAATGCTATTAAGGCGTGGGTCCGCGGAACTTTCCCACAGAGCCCCGAGCGCGCGGCCTATAATGCAGAGAATGCGATAACGGGCGAAGTCGTGCGCATCGCGGCCCATGTTCCACCAAAACGCGCCTCGCCCATAGTACCTAACCGCTCACCAAAAATAAAAAAGGTCCGGAAACCCAAGTCCCCTGCCAAGGCGACCGCCAAGGTTAATTTAAATAAGCCCCATGTGATTCCTTTGCATGAAAACTATGAAAATCTAGGAACCGCTATGAACGCCGCCGGACTCAACCTGCGACGGGCCTACTCGTGGACGGATCTCAAACGGGCCGGGATCAATCAAAAGTTCAAGAATACTTGGATTAAAAGCATTTCATAATATCGAACACCTTGTTTAGGAGGTTGAACAGCTCGGTCTTTTTCTTAACCTCTTGGGGCTTGATAATCTCGAGCTCAATCTGGTAGCTCGAATCCTCATCGCAGTCCTGATCATCTGGATTTCCTTTGAAAATTGTTAGGTCGATCGACAAATTTTTCCGAACAAAAGACCAGCGCTCCTTGGTCTTTTGCTCGGTGCTCGTTTCTTCGCCATCATAGTCGAACGGCTCTTCGGTCGAGATGCCCAGGCGCGCATCGAACGGGGCGTCTCCCAGGTTGAAATCGTCCACCAGGACTCGCTTCTTGACGAGACCGACCTGTTCATCAGTTTCCTCGTCGACCGAGACGCGCTTCGAACCCTGAAAATAATAAACGGTCGAGTTTGTATGCTGGGTTAGCTCCCAGCCTTCATACTTGATGAGGGCCTGCATAACTTTCTGGAACGTGTCGCGGCCGACATTGGTATCAAACCCCGAGCCCGATTTACGCCCGAACCGAATCTCAATTTCTGTATTAGGCATAGACTTGTGCTTTTCGATGAGGGGCTCCCACTTGTTAAACAGAGGGAGCGCCATTGGCGAAGCTCCAGGTGCGATTTCCATTTATAGAAAAGGAGCTCGTATGTTTTAAGACGAGATGCGGGGTCTCTTGAACCTCGGAAACACTTGTTATTTTAACACGGCCATTCAGTGTCTTGCTCACGTTCCGGCCCTCTCACGACATTTTTTTTCGTCAAACCTCTCGAGCTGCAACTGCATTTTAACTTGCGAATATCAAAAAGTTGTTATCCAATTATTCTTAAAGGACAAAACGGACCCCGTTAACCCATCGGCTCTGTTGTCAGCCTTTAGAGACCGGTTTCCTAGTTTCAGGAACCTGAGCCAGCACGACAGCCAAGAGGTTATCATTCTGATGATTGACGTGTTTGAAAAATCAATCGGCCGAGAATTCATAGTGGGGCTATTTAATGGGCAGGAGGCCCAAGAGACAATCTACCCGGGCGGACGGTCCGTTATGACCAACACATTCACGACTCTCATTCTGCCGGTCGAGGAACCTTCTACTCTACACTCTCTTCTAGAAGACCGACAAAAACCAATAGGAATTTCAGATTACACAGACAGTTCCGGGAAGACGCATCACGTGGCGGCCATCCAGAACAGCATAAAAGTTTGGCCCAAGGTTTTCGGGTTCTCGTTCGCTATGTACGACCACAAATTTCCGATCGAAATTCCTATGAGTTTTGGAGACCACGATCTCTTTGCTTGTGTGCTTCACCATGGGAACCAGAACGGGGGCCACTACGCCCTTCTCGTGAAGCGTTGGGACAAGTGGTACATCAAGGATGATGATCAGGTCCGGGAGATTCCGGAACTGCCGTCTATGCGGGGTGAGTGGTATCAGGCTTGGTACCGAAGCTAAACTCTTCGATAGTGATCGCCTCGCGCAAGTTTACACACGTCCGCTCAAAGGTCCGTGTGTTATTTGGATGGATCTTATCGGTCCGGACCTTTTCGACAAACCATCCCAGATCCCCGTATCCGCATTCCACTATTGTTCCGTCGGCCAAGTCCAATCTCTTATTATGGAGATTCAACTGAGCGACATGTTCAGGGTATCCCTTTTCTTGTATAAATAGAAACTCACCTCTCATGACCAAAAAGTCAACAGTTATTCTGTTTCGGGGTTTCCATTTGAACATTGTTTCATGGGTTCCCGAACGAATAGGTTCGGCTATAGGTGTAAAAACGAGTCCGTCCGTTTCGTATTCGAACGAATTTAGATCCAAAATTGGTGATCCCAGGGGCCACATGGATTTGACTCGAACCTCGAAAGGTGCTTGGACTGTCTTGATAATGCCCTTGATGGCGCTCTTGGCCGCTTCGAGCCGAACATTGAGGTTCTCCCTGCGAAGGTCTACACCCTTGACCCGAATCGCGTCATAAATCATAAAAAGCATTTTACCAGATTTGGCCATGACCAATTCACCATCAAGAAGGGTATCCTTTGGTATCTTGATCTTGACCGGTTCTGTTTTGAACGCCCGATTGACCGTAAACACACCAGCCTCCATGCTAACCAAGAGATGCCTGGTTCCATCCGTCTTTTCACACACCAGATAAGGTTGGCGTTTGAGGAGAGGGAAGTGTCTACGTTCTATTGACACTGGCTGGGGACCAGGAAATCGGGTAGCATCGCTGGTTCCCCAGGCGTTCTGGATGAATTCCAGAACTTCCATTTTTATTATTTATGCGTTTATAATCTCTAAGGTCGGAGCTGAACGCCCGCCGCCTCTAGGATGTTTCCTAGACATTCGTGAATGAAGTGGCATATGACTAGTGCCTCGGACGCTACAACAATTTTTATTCCGACCTGTTTGAGTCGGGCAAACATAATCGCATTGTCAGATGTCGGGAGACTAACTCCCTCGAGTTTTTGGTCGACCGCACTCGAGTCCATGAGCCATACGCGCGCGGATGTCGACTCGCACTCGTAAAGGCCCTTGGAAATCTTAGCCCCGACCCTTGTATCAAACTCGAGGCCACGCTGAGATGCACTCTCGGACGTTCCCTCCTTGGTCGTTTTGATGAAGCGGTCCCAGCTAATTCCTTCGACGACCGAGGGATAGACCATCATGTCGCCCTTCATTGGCTCGAATATCGAGTCGAGCATCTCCAAATTTAGGTTCGTTCCATAATCCATGAAAAAGATGCGGTCTCCGCATCGAATAATCTTTGGCAAAGATGACTTGTCGCTCAAAAAGTGGACTTCGATGTGAATTCCGCGACGCATACACCCTATGTGAACATTCATTAGGGTGTGAAGCGTGGTCGCGCTTATGGACTTGTTTTTGGTTATACATACGAGATGGAGTACCGAGAACATTATTCTAAATATCAGTCAAAGCCTTAAGCCAGCTAAAGAAAACTAGCTTACATGAACTATGGAGAATAAAAAATCCAGAGGACAATTTTATACTGTAAATTCATCTTACATACTCGAGGGGCTTCCGGGTCCTCCACCGGGGGTGCGAGTCATAGAGCCTTTTGCCGGGAAAGGTGATCTCATCCCAAAATGTCCAAATGTACAAGCGTACGATATAGAACCAAAAGCTCCAGGAATAACGCAAAGGGACACCCTCAAAGACCCACCCGATTATACTGATGCATGGGTTATAACAAATCCTCCATATCTCGCTCGCAACAAAACTCAGACAAAGGATGTTTTTGATATGTACTCGACAAATGACCTTTACAAGTGTTTCATATGGTCGTTGATCAGAGGAAACGCAGTGGGAGGTATTATGATTATACCGGCGGGCTTTTTCTTGAGCCCCCGAAATGTCGACGCGGAATGTCGCCGGGCTTTTATGAGCTCGTACAGAATAACTAAAATCAAGTATTTCGAAGAGGCTGTTTTTCCGGACACTCCGACGACCGTAGTCGCGGTCGCATTTGAAAGGTCCCAGGTGCGTCTCGAGGAACAAGAAGTTGAGTGGGTCCATAGACCTTCCGGAAACACAAAGGTGTTTTTGATGAAAGACAATGAGGATTGGATAATCGGGGGCGCGGTCTATAAACTCAATGGGAATGTAAAGATCAGAAGGTACGTCAAAGGGACGCAACTAAAAAAGGACGAAAACTTGACGGGCCTTTTGCTAACCGCACTGGACAGCGGAACCTCTGACGGGAGAATCAAACTCGAATACAAAGAAGGTGAGCCGTACCCGGCCAAAGACACGAGTCGGACCTATGCTACGCTAACTATCGAGGGGCGCGTGTTGACTATAGAGGAACAGAAAAAGGTCGCTATTACATTTAATGAATTTATAGAGAAACTTCGGGCCGAAACATGGAGCCTATTCCTTCCTCAGTATCGTGAGTCGAAGGAGTATGCTCGAAAGAGGATACCTTTTGATTTAGCTTATTCGCTCGTTGCACATTTATTGAACCAGTCAAAATAGCCTTTTAAATTTCCAACGTAAACCTTGTGTTTCTTTTCAGGGTAAAGGTCGAGCAAATATCGGAATTGGTCCATTCTTCTATCGGCCTCGTCTCCGTCAAGTATGTTGGCAAAAAATATTTCGCGTTTCTGAACAAAATTCAACTGGGCCTCTATGAAATGATAACACTCTCGAAGAGTCCGAGTTTGATTTCCTCCACCACCACCCGCGGGAGTCTTGCACACGCATTTAAAACTAATGAACACTATACCAAATTCGGGATTTTGGACCCCATCAAAGTCTTCTGTATAATCGAACCCATCATTTTTTCCAAGAGGTCTGGCAAGTTTTTGGAGTGTATTTTCTCGAATATTTATACGATAGATGGTTTTTTTACAATCTAAACCAGTTCCATCTTCTACAGCTTTTCTTTGATAATTTTCCGAGTTTGAAGTTTCTCCGCCACCAGCGGCTACGCCTAAATTGTGTTTGCGCCAATTAGAAGTCACGTCGGCTCCATAAACCACATCATCTGGACACTTGGCCATTTTAGTATGGTTCTCTGACCTTTGTCCACTCTCAGGCCTGGACAGGACGTGAATTTTTGGCGGTTAGGCGTTCCTCGAGACTTCCGAAGAATCGCAGATTTCCCACGTGGCCCAGGGTTGTCATTACGTCCGCGAAAATCTGGCCGCCCATCTGCTGCCAGCGACGGCAAAAGGCGTAATCCTCCGAAAGATACCGACGGCTCTCTGGATCAATCATACAGTCAAATACGGCATAGTATTGGTCCAGGTCGCGGTTCTGGTGATCATTATTGCAGAGGAGCTCCGGATACCGCTCGTGCATCTTTGTAAACACATCGCGCTTAATGAGCATAAATCCGGTCGGGCCGTCTAGAACCTCGGCGAACCCATCCTTGATTGGAGTGTTCCCATACTTGAAATTCATAACCAGAGATGAAGCGACTCGGGCCGGGTCCTTGGGAGTCTCGTCCTTTGAGAGGATATTGTTCTCGACCTGGTCCCACATAACAACCTTTTTGGGGTAACAGGCGACCGACACATCATGACCCGACTTGATCAGGCGAACGACCGAATCTGGATCAAAATGAATATCCGCATCAATAAACAGAAAATGGGTCGCCTCAGTCTTTTGGTAGAATCGAGCAACGGCTAAATTACGCGCGCGATGGACAAGGGACTCGTTCTCGGTCGTGTCGAGCATCATCTGGATGCCGTTCGCGGCACAGGTCCGCTGGAGACGAAGCATAGACTCGGCGTAGGCCTGGAGACAAATTCCTCCATAACAGGGGGTCGAAACGAATAGAATAACTGCCATTACACTACTATTGTTTAGTATCCTTAAGTTGATTGCGAATGATAGTTTCAATCTTACCCAGGGTCGGCGCCGAAACCTCGCATATTCTACAAATTTCCGCCTTTGGCGGGCCGCATTTAAGATCCGTCAAGACTATGAAAATAACCGCACAGGCTATCGCCTTGGGTGTTCGACCCATAAGCTCTACGCACTCCTGGAGCGATTCGCACATTTTGATTATACGCATCTTTACTCGGCCCCTCTCCGAATCGGGTATACCCTTGATATCATTGATCAAGCGCGGTATCAAGTTTGCGGGCGTGGTGACGTGAATATCCGTCTCGGGAAGCTGTTCTTGATACATCTGAAAAGTTCGGGACAAATCTCGTGCCGGAATTCCAAAGGCGTCCGCGATCTCTTGGGTCGTTCGAGCGACTCCGTGTTCTCTGCAGGCCTGGAACACGCAGTTGGCTTTGATACCGTTCCGGACGGCCCCTCGGGTTAGGACGACTTCGTTGAACGCCTTGTACTTTATTTTGGCGTGATACATAACCACATCGGGTAAATTCAGAACAAATTTACCGATCCTATCAAGCCCGGCATACGCGTGGAAAAGAGCACGGTCTCTGTGATTCATAGTCGAGTGCTGGTGGATTCGGGCCATTCGGGTCAGTGCATAGTTCCCCCGTCCACGGACCTGGATCAACGTGCTCTGACCCCAGCCGGCCGAAAAGTGGTCCGTGTTTACAGGCGCTCCGACGCGAGACGGGTCGGCCTTGTCCTCTAGACCCGACCGCCACTCGGCCTCTTCACAGACGAATTGTTTGTCTTGAATTCCACATTCTTCACATGTCGGAAATCCGTCGACAAATATTTTGCGCCCGCTACAAAATGTGCAGGTCCAGTTGTCTATAGGGGGCTCTGGAACCTGTTCCTCGGCTCTCAAAGAGTCCAGGAGGGCCCAGCTCAGTTCTACCGAGTTATCCATTAAAGTGGACAGACGAGTGCGGCACACTGGGCCGGATAAAACATCTTTTTTTCATATATGGCAGGCGTCCCACCCGTCGTTGATCATGTAAAGCGCACAGTAATTCACGAAATAGCATCAAAGTCTCCCTTCAATGTCTTTAATATAGTTGCGGTCGTGGCAATTTTAGTTATTGGTTATTTCCTTTACCGCAAGTTTAACGAGAAGTTTTCACGCGGAGCAATTCGCATGCCCGAAATTCCAGAGCCCGCCCATGTAGTCGTCGAGGCCGAGGCTCAGCCGGTCGAGGAGGTTCCGGACTCAAAGGAAGACTGAGTCGATAACTTCATACTTTAGACATTTATCAGAATTCATATATACATCACGCTTCAAAAGTTTCTTGAGGCGCCTCTCGGGAATCTTCGTCTCTTTGGTGTAAATATCGCGAAAACGTTTCATAAATTGCTCGAGGTTTTCCATCTGGTCCTTGAAATCCTCAAACTTACCCCAGGATCCGTCCATATTCAATTGATGAATCAATATGTACGAATTCTCGGTCATGTGCCTAGTGCGACCCCCGAGCAGCAGAAAGGTCGCGGCCGAGGCGCACACCCCATCAGCGATGGTTCGGATCTTGACCCTTTTCAGTGAACGCATACAGTCCATAGCGCTCAGTCCCGAGTGAAGGTCCCCGCCGTCGCTGTGTATCCAGACCCGAATCTCGGGCTTGATGTCATCCAGACCAAGTTCGAGGTGCTTGTGAAGCAGGTCCAGAGCCAGCTTCTTAATTTTCATGTTAAATTCGAGGATCGATTCTTCACAGACCTCGCAATGAAAATAAATGTCGGATCCATGGACCTTGATCCATGTGGGCGCTTCTATTTCTTGGGCGTCAGGCATTTCTTAATATTACTGATAACCTTTGGCTTTATCTTGCGTAGGGGACTCAGGTGGTTCATCACGTCCATGTCTTGGGGTATCAAGTGGTACTCCTGAAGAATTTCTACATTTTCATTCTCGGCATAATCTCTGAGAATGAGAATCTCGTCCAGAGATAGTTGACGCCCGGGTCTTCTCCGGGCCATGGTTTGTACCTTTTTGTATCGCATACACATATTTTGGTATCTCGTCCAGGTACTTCCCGGTTTTAGAGGCGGAGTTAGGTTATGACCAATCTCATGACACGGTAATATACAACCGAAAAAATTGAAAAACGGAAGCAGGCCCCACTCACCCGCATAGACCCGGTCTTCACACATGTCCGCCAGGCTAAAGTGTTCGGCCGTCTCGGCATGATCGATCCCTTCAGCATCGACATAATTTGCATTCAAAATTGAACAGATGTTCCCGGGCTCTGATATTGGATACCCTATAAAATCCGAAGGCCGCTTCTTGGACCCCTTGGCGACCAGGCTCGTCACAAACTCCTTTGGTCCATTAAAATCATCCCTGAAATCTGAAGTAAAATTGAGACTCTGCAGGACGACCCGAATATCACCCCTCGATTCCGCTATAACTTCATCAGATGCCTCGGGAGCGATCTCCCTGAGGACCTCGGCAGTCGGTATCGGAAACTCGTAGGTCACAAAGTCAAAATCGAATTTAGGAACAAAATGCGAAGTTATAACGAATACGCCACCCGAAGGAGCCCCTTTGATTTCTCTCAGGCCTATAAGGTCCGAGACCGACTCGTACTCATCCAATATAACAGGTAAATTGGATGATCTAATTTTTTCTAAAAAATCTATAGTTCCTAATTTTGATCTTAAAATATCAGCCGTAATTTCTATGTACTGATCCAACTCTTTTTTTACGGTCCACGTTTTACCTATGCCCGACTTGCCGACGACGACCACGACGCGCCCCAACTTCGAAAAAATGTCGCTCGTTTTTTCTTTGGGACATTTAGAGAAGTATCTATCCATGGCTCAGAGTGATGATGGAACGGAAGATGAGTCTCTTACAAAGCAGATGCTAAATATGATATTGGAAAATAACGCACTCAGGGATACGGCGTATCCTTACTTTACAGGATGGATTGTTTTTAACGTAATCATCCTGGTTTTACTAATTTATATCTCGGTTGTTATTAGCTTGAGAAGATGAGTGTTATTTTGAGGAGAGCCAATAATTCTACTCATAAATTCATGGCTCAGTTTCCAGATGGAACCAAAGTCCGCTTCGGTCTCAAGGGCTACTCGGACTATACGATACACAAAGACTCTGCGAGAATGCGCAAGTACCTAACTCGGCACCGCGCGAGGGAAAACTGGGGTCGTTCTGGTTCTAAAACCGCGGGGTTTTGGTCCAGGTGGCTCCTTTGGTCAAAGCCCTCTTTTCAGGCAGCCCTCCGACAGACCCAGAAAGTTCTGGGTCGTAAAATTATCTTTAGGAAATAGAAGAGAATGCCATCTCCTATACTGTGGCTCGTGGCGACAGTGGTCATGTGCCTCGTGACCTCTGTATGCTCATATATGTATTCATCCAGGAAGACTACAGATCCCGATTCTAGTATGACCACTGGTCTTAAAATCGGGGCCTATGTGGGCTGTTGTGCTATGTGTCTCATGTTAATTGGTTATTTTATCGCGAAGCGGTCGGCTAATAAGATGGCCATGGCAGTTGCCAACGGTATTCCTCAACTTTCGCCTAACCCATCTCCGCTCGAAGTGGCCGCGGCCAACGCCGAGACAAAACTCAAACTGGCGGCCAAAAATGCGGGCGGGAAGCAGTTAGCTCTAGAGTCTCGCGCTACAAACGCGGCCCGTATCCGTGAAAATTTACAGGCCCTCGAGGGCAAATTTGTTCCGGCTTGAATTATTTAATACTATCAAACAGGGGGGAACTACCCGGGGGCGGAGTAGTTAAGGGTCTTCCTAGGGCCGTTTCCATCGCATTCTGAAAATTTGAAGTAGCGTTTATACGGAACATAATGTCATTACCCGTTTTTTGCAAGTAATTAAAAACTTGTTTATGCTGATCATCACTGCCCTGATTCCACTCTTGGGTGAACTTTTGTTCCAGGGCTCCGATTACTTGATTTACTAGCGTTTTTACTTCTTGGCGCACATTTCCTGGAAGTTGACTAAATTCGGCCAGATCAAAAAAACTCATGGAAGATGCGATAGCTTTTTCGCTCACTTGAAGAATGCCCTTATTTCGATTAGGAAAAAGTATTTCTTCTACGGTGTATCCAGATGACGTCCGCGTGCAGGCCATATATAAGATGATGAATATTATGAGGGCCCATATTGCCGTCCGCTCATATACATGCATTATATACTAAAGTCTCAGAAATTAACTGTTGCCGATACTCCGGATGCCTGTGAGCTAACAGCCTGAGAGAGGCGCGTGAACGCCTCGGGAGTCCGCGAGCCATCATAGTTCATAACTGAACGAGAATCGATTCCTATGGAACCGGCCTCCTGAAAGGCGTCTTGGTTTGCGCCAAGATAAGCAAAGGTCCAGCCCTCCTTGGTCTTTTGCTCAATGAGATCTTTGATATGAGCCTTTGTATAGGCCTTGCTCGCATTCTCGTATCCATCAGTCAGAATCACGACTGATGGAGTCGAAGAAGAGTTCCAGTCCTTGATGGTCTTTCCGATAGCGTCGAGCAGGGCCGTTGAACCCCGGGGCCTGTACGTATCCCGAGAGAGATTCTCGCACTTCTTAATGTCGACCCGAGAATACTTGGGAAAGTACTCGTGATCAAAATGAACAAGAGTCATTGTTCCGCCGAGATCCTTCTGGCTCGCCAGAAAAGAGTTGAATCCGCCAATAGTGTCGTCCCAGCAAGACTCCATAGAGCCCGAACAGTCCAGGATGAAGACCCGGTCCATTTGTATATCCTAGATGAGGTCGACGTCCTTAAGTTAAAAATAAAATCCCCAGGACAAGTACCACTTAATGGTCGGCTCTGGGCCGTTTCCCCGGCCCTCGGACACTGATTCCTTCTATGTCCTTAATTTATTAACACTCGAAAAAGTATACAACGAGTGGACCGAGACTTTACCCCACGTAAGTCCGTACTATGCAGTAAAATGCAATCCCGATCCGGATATCATTAAAAAGTTGGCGACTCTCGGGTCCAACTTTGACTGCGCGAGTCCGGCCGAGATTGAACTCGTTCTTTCTTTTGGGGTCGAGCCAGAGCGAATTCTTTATGCGAATCCGTGTAAACGTATACAAGATATAGCGTTCGCAAAAAATAATAAAATCCTGCGGACCACGTTTGACAGCGTGTGCGAGCTCAAAAAAATTGCGCGGGAGTTTGAGGGGGCCCTCGAGCGACCGGAATTGCTTTTGAGAATACGGGCCGACGACCCATCGGCCCGGTGTACTCTTGGCTCCAAATATGGGGCCGAAGAATACGATTGGGACCTGCTCCTGCTAACGGCGCGGATGCTGGATCTCGACATTATAGGCATATCCTTTCATGTCGGATCTTATGCTTCTAGTTCAAGGGTATTTGGGGAGGCTGTCCTAAAGGCTACCCGGGCCTTTGATCTCGCCAAGGAACATGGATATACCCCGCACATTATAGATATTGGAGGAGGATTCTCTTCCAATACCGGATTACCAAAGACCATAAGTGCGCCAGAGGGGGTCAGACTGATTGCCGAACCCGGCAGATTCTTCGTCGAAACAATAATGGAACTATATACTCCAGTAATCGGCACAAAGGGTTCGGGCCTCACGATCAGCGAGAGCCTCTATGGTGCGTTCAATTGCATCCTGTTCGATCATGCGCAACCCCTGCTCAAAGAGGTCCTTGATGAATTTGGAAACAAAATTGAGGGTGACAACATCGGTATGACAATTTTTGGAAGCACGTGCGATGGAGGCGACGTCATTTACAAAGAACACAATTTACCTACAAAAATAGATCTTGGACATTGGCTCGTGTGGGAAAATATGGGCGCTTATACCAGTGCTGCGACAACGCGGTTCAACGGTATACCATTCAATGACCGAAAAAAACACGTCCTGGGAGGCTCTGAACTGTCCGGCCGTCTATAGAGACCCTCCCAAAATGTCCATCAAGTTCGCATCACTGCCGGTCAAGTACGCTCCGAAGCGCAAGCACATTGGCTTTGTTATGCCAGCGTGGAAGAACAAGATGGGCGAATTTGAGGATCTGGACATCCACGGATGGGTCAACAACCTGTACCAAGAAAAGATCTTTAAAACGCAAGAGGCTTTCAACAAAGCCTATGATGAATACATCGCAAACGGCTGCCCTGCTTACGATGTGCTCAACTGGAACAAATTCCCCATGGTACTGACGTCCGCCGATGTCGAAAGCTTTGAAGAGGCGTTGAAAGGTGGCGGATTCGAGCACTCGACATTTCAGGCTGAAAAAGTATTGAAAAAGATGAGGGCCGCTCTAGAGACCGGAGAGAAGGTCCTGGTTGTGTACTGAGCACGTTTTCTTGAGCTCTTCAAACTGGTCCGAGAGCCGGGCGTGCCAAGGATAAAGAACGGCCGTAGTGAATATTAGACTAGCACTTGTAATACATAGTCCTATTAAAGGAACCCACTTGAGTGTTTCGTCCATTATCTAGTCTCTAGATAAATCTGTATGTACGTAAGCGAGCTTTGGATTCCAGAAAGGCATTCCGGGCTGATTGCCCGTGTCGGTCCACATGTTGTAGCCCGATGACTGACGCATAAAGACTAAAAGTAGGGCCAATAGCAGAACGATCCAGATAGTTTTCATGTATACTATTAGGATGGGATGTTTTTCAGGGGACCCGCTCTATGTCATATTGCCATACTTCAACTTTTGTGGATACAAGAGGCGCGTAAATCTCTTTGTCAATTTTGTCCATGAAATAAGACTCCAAAGAAACATCCGCATAGTCGTGTCCGAATGCAAAGGACCCGAACCTCTCCCGAAACTTCCCGTCTGGAAACATCTCAAGGTCTCTTCCCCGAGCCATCTGTGGATGAAGGAAAACCTTATAAATTTGGCTGTAGGAATTTTACCTCAAAATTGGAAATATATAGCCTGGATCGATGCGGATATTGAATTTTTAAATAAATATTGGGTCGAGGATACCATAGAGGCCCTGGGTCAACATGACATGGTCCAGATGTGGAGATCGGCCGTGAACCTCGGGCCCTTTGGAGAAACCATAAAGGTCGACAAGAGTTTTGCTTTCATGTTAAAAGGGAGCGGAACTCCCTGGGTCCCAAATGACAAGTACGGGTTCTGGCATCCCGGCTACGCGTGGGCCTGTTCCCGAAAAGCCTATGAGCGAATGGGTGGTCTGATTGACTGGGCAATCTTGGGATCGGCCGACCGGCACATGGCCATGGCATTCACGAAAAACATATTACAAAGCGCGCCCGGAAATGTCCATAAAAATTACAAAACGATGCTTGAAGAATTTCAGGCAAAAATTGCTCGATTCTCTTTGGGGTGGGTCAACGGAACCATAGTTCACAACTGGCACGGTTCCATGGAGAACAGGCGCTATAAAGAACGTTGGGAAATTTTGACCAAAAATAAGTATGATCCATTCACTGACGTCGGGTTCACGGATTCTGGTCAAATTGAGCTGAGCCCCGAGGGAAGTCGGCTCGCTCAACCTTTGCTCGATTACTTCAAGGGGCGCCAAGAAGACTCTTAAAGTTTTTCGTCTTACATTAACTAATGTGTGGAATCTACGTTTGTACCGGGGGGACAAAGCCCCCCAAGGATGTTTTGACTCACCGTGGTCCAGATGCGTTTTCCGAGATGTACGGTATGACTTTCTGGCGCCTAGCAATTAATGGA